AAGCCCACTGGAAGTTCAGGAGACTTAGAGAGCTTTTTCACTACCACTGGGCCGTGGCAGTCGCCAATGAACATGGCGGAGGCCTCGTCCAAGGGCAAGGTTTTCGCTCAACCCACTATGATAGTTTTGACTACTAACGTCACTGATTTCACGCACGCCGCATCACAACACGTTCAGTCTGTAGAGGCACTAGAGAGAAGGTTCAATTTGGTAGTGGAGCTCAGGGTGAAACCAGAGTTCTGTATGCCTAACAAGGAGCCAACGGATGCTAATGCACTAAATTTTGCTAAGTACGCTGAGGTTGTAGCTAAGCGAGATCTCAAGGCACTCAACAGCGTTTGGGACGTGAAGGTCTTTACCGGCAATCACAATTCCGGTCAGGGATATGTAGCTTCCATAGATCAGCTGATTGAGCTAGTATCTGACAAGATAGCTGCTTCTAAGAGCTTCCATGATGAGGTCAAGGGATGCTTCAAGAGCTTTGCAGCTGAGGTCATGGAGAACATCACCACCCAGTCTAGCGACGTGATTTTGCGACCTTTTGAGGGCCAGACATTGTATGAGTGGCTGTATGTCAACCGCATATCCGAGAACATCACCCCTAGTTCCCTCTTCAATATCATTAATACCTACTGGGGTTATGCAGGCATAGTTTGCATCCAGGACTTATCAGACCGGTTCAGGGGCGTTGAAGTAGGGAAGCGTTTGTCAGAGATTTGCTATGCGGTCTACGGTTCACATTGGACGGAGTGGGCAGGGGCTTTTGCTTTTTGCCATGAAGATGTGCATTTTCAGGCTGGTTCTACCTTTTCGTTTGAGGACTACAAGATGGCTGGCGCGAAACTGTTTGCAGCCATTGAGGCTGGCAAGATTGATGAGCTGGTCAGCACTGTTAATCCAGACCACATGCGTGACATTGTCTTTTCTCTTAGGTGCTTTTGCATGAAATCTGAAGACGACATGCAGGGCTACTTGGAGGAGAGATGTGATGAGTTCTCTAGCTTCTTGGACGAGCAGAGAGGTGTAGAGGCCAATAGGGCCATGCTTCATGCGACAATCACAGAAATCTTGATGTATCGTCGCAACTATAGGTTTATCTACGCCACATTTGAGTTCTACAGCACAGGGAATGTTTTTACAAGGTTCTTCAAGAGGTTCGTCACATTTTGGATACTTAACGCGGTCGTGTTGGCAGTGCTCTCTTTGATGAAGTTCATTTTCAGCACCATCTATGGTTTGTTTATGGGCATTTTCCTTCGCGTAGTAAGCCTGTTCAAAACAGATTCAGATATTGAGGAGCAAAGTCCGCCTACAGTAGGTAGACTTAAATCCGTGTCAGTCAGTCCACAGGCTTTGTTTGATCCGGCTGAGGCCAACGTACGCACCGTTTTGGAGCGCAACAAGTTGTTGGTCTATGATTTCAAGGTAGATAGAGGAGATGACCCCAACAACATACCAGTCACGGCTATTGCAGTTTCCGGTGACAAGGTGCTTATCAACAAGCACTTTGCCCGCGAGTTTCGCAATGTGGATGGATATGTCACGTTTGTTCATGCTCCTAGACCTTCAGTGGGAGAAGAAGCGCAGCGAGTCTTTGTGCCAAGGCCCGAGTTCAACAGGATGATTAGTGAGGGATATAGCATAGCTCATGACCTAGTGATTATCACACTTCCAGGCTTTCAGAGGTTTAAGGACATCACTGGCCATTTTGTGTCACAGAAGGAGGTCGATCAGTACATCTCAGGATTGCATGGCATTCAGCAGCCTAAGAATGCATACCTGCACATGATTTGCCCCACAGGCTATCGTCATTGCCAGCAGGTCAGGTTCACGTATATGCCACACCTAGTCGCCGGTGCTGAGGGCAAGGTTACAGACATTGTCTGTTATGATCACCCTACGAGAGCTGGGGATTGTGGTTCTTTGTTGACATTTACGGGCAACTCTGCCATAGCTGGCAAGGTTGTTTCTGTCCATTGCTACGGTAACAACAACAACCGTGGCTATGGTCACGTCGCGTACAGGGATCGGATTTTGGAGGCCATTAAGGATGCACCTTCTGATGGTCTTTCAGATTTGGCCTACGTTGATAAGGACATCGTCACCCAGGGTCAGGACTTCTTCTATATAGCCACTACTAGTAAGCCTGTAGGCAGTTCTGGCGCCTCCAAGTTGGTTAAGACAGCTTTGCACGACACGTACGTCAAGTGCGAGACTACACCAGCTAGGTTGCGCGGGGATGATGTTTGGGCTAACGCCATGTCTTCATACTGTGGTGATACTGTGATCCTAGACAGCAACATCTTGGAGTCATGTGTGGCCGTCGTAGGTGCCCGTTTGATAGCGAGACGTGGACCACAGAGAGAATTTCCATTGCGTACTTTTGAAGAGAGTGTTCTTGGTTGCTGTGACACACCAAATGTCGCCGCTATACCGAGAAACACTAGTGCAG